TTTTAACACTTACATCAGTTTGATAACCCATTTAAATCTCCTTATAAAAAGTGGGGGAAATTAATCCCCCAATTATATTATTCAAAAATAGTCCTGCTTATGCATTGATAATGAACATCAACTGCTTCTGCTGCTGCTGCTCCTGCTTCAATACCAATATAAGGAATCAAATCAACATCGTCAGTCATCGCACCAGATTTAGTTGTTCCTGATGTTACTGCTGTTCCACCTGTTGAACCTGATGTGCTTGTAACATTATATTGAACACCATCAACAAAAATAGACAATTTCCTAGCTGAATCAATCTCTATTTTTAAATGATAAATAGTATTTGCTGCAACTGTTATTGGCAACTGACTTATAAAGTCTGTTCCACCAATACTATGAATAAAATGCCATTTAGTGAAATCAGTAAATGATTCAGAGTTTGTCGCATCAGTTTGAAATTTAAAATATGCTTGATCATCATCTGTTGCCAATAACTGATCATTTGTTAATTTGAGTCCTGCCCAAAGTTTCTGATTATCAATAGCATTTGTATTGATTGAACATTCCCAATGAGTTTGGTTCTCTGTTCCCCATTTAGTTCCTGTCCATGCAGTTTGATTGCTATCTAAATGTGGCAACACAATTGCTTGATCTTGGTCTGCTCCTGCAGTTGTCAAAGTAATCCCTGCTGCTGTTGCATTTCTTGTTGATAAAGCAGAAGTCATATTTGTTCCTAAAACTTCAAAATCTTTATTTGCTGCGACAAATGCTGCTAGTGCTGAAGCATCATCTGCATCAGGATCAATAGTATTAACAGCATTTAATTTTGGAATTTGCTTATACCATTCTTCAAGATAATATCTTCTTGCATCTCTTACACCTGCTGAAAATGTTCTATCTTGAATTAAACCAGTTGTTGTATTTTTACTTACAAGTCGAACTGAATCTTGTGAACGCAATGGTCCACTAAAAGTTGTTGTGCCCATGTTAATCTCCTTGTTCTAGGCAGTCTGCATTTCTGCAGTCAAGGTTAAAAATTAATCTGGGGAGAAGTTGCCCTCTCCCCTGACCTCAATTAGTCAGCACCTTCTGTGCCAAAAATGCCTCTCCAATCAGTGAAACCGAAAGAATATCTTTCTCTCACTTTATATCTGACATTACCAGTTTCGAAGTCACCTTCGATACCTTTTTTCATTGCAGTTCTTTGGAAATACTTTAATCCATCAGGAACATCAGTTCTAATAAAAAATTGATCAGAATCTGTGAGACGTCTCATTACATGATATCCTTGTGGTAAATATCCACCTGAACGAATAGCATTAATGTCGTTGTCAGCAGTTCCTGTTCTTAACTGAGACTCTAATAATCTTTCAGCAACAAAAGTATATGCTGTTGGAATTATTAATGTTGTTCCTTGTGCAGCAATCCTTAACCCACGATCATCTTTCATATCAGCTATGTTGATAAGAATAGACTCAAGTGAAGTTTCAGATAAATCTGCAGCTGTGGCCAAAGTATTACTTTGGTTGCCATTACGAGTTGGGTGTGCAGTATTTAAAAGTGACACACCATCACCACCTGTAAAACTAGAACTTGTTGCGTTATTTAAAACATTTGCAGCTTTGATCTCTTTGGTTGTTGCCATAGATCTTGCTAATGCTTTTGTATAACGAGCAGAGATTGAACCATACTGTCCATCCTCTTCTGCTTCTTCAGTAATTGAAAAAGCCAAAGCGATAGTTTCGTGCTGATATCTAGCAGTCCATTGCTGACCTGCTGTATCGTAAGAAACAGCTGCACCTTCATTCTTAACTGGTGCTGCATCAAAACCTTCTAATAAAACATCTTCTTCGAATGCTCTGTTAGATGTGTTTGAATCGAAAACTGCTTGCCACTCTGGTGGATACGAATCATACTCAAGACCGAATAATGTATTTAATCCTGGCTCGAGTAATGAAGCAAATTGTGCTCTGTTCATTGCCATGTTCTAATCCTCCCTATATACCAGCACTGTCTTTAAGAAGGTGCTCATTTATTAGCACTTCCATAACAGCATTTGTACCAAAGGCATTGCTTGGACTATCGTGAAGTGCAACAATTTTACATGTGGCAGCACTGTTTGCCATTGTTCCACTTATTTCAAATCCTGAAATACCAGTAGTTGTTGAACCAGCTCCTGCGACAACATCAGCACAATTACCAATATTTGTCTGGGCTGGTGTTCCAGCAGACTGAACCTTGTAAACAGTGAAAGGATCATCATAGATATAAGCTATGATATTTGTTCCTGTTGTTCCACTTGGCCAGTATTGACTATATACATATGAGCCATCTGAAGCAGTATATGATACTCCTGCAAATACACCAATGTTATTAGTTTCAGTTGCTGTGTGTGGTGTTACAACACCATCAGCTGTTATAATGCAAAGATCTCCTGTAAAGATATTTTCTGCCAAACCTGAAGTAATGGTATATTTATTTGCACGAGGAGCATTACCACTGAGATGACGGATTGGGACGAACCCAAAAGCAGCATCTACATTTGCCATTTACTCTCTCCTTAATTATCTTTCATAGCAGAAGGCAATCTGCCTCTGCTGGTTGAACTTTGGCGATTCTGCTGAATTGCCATACCTCCAGTCCTTCCCAACGCATCAAGATCATTAGATATAGATTCATTCTGACTCTCATTCTTACCATTGTAATATGCCTTCATAGATCTATGTTTCTCTTCTGGCATTTCACAAAGAATCATACCTTCAATACCAATACAACCATCCCACTGTCCGTGATTGATTGTTGGAATGGGAAAATCACCCACAGAATCAGCTGGTCGCGGATTCCAACCCTCACGCTGTCGTTTATAGACATTGTCAGGAGTTTCCTTCCCCAGAATCGAGGTGGCTACCCATCTTTGCACCATTCCTGGTCGAGCTGGAGGAGCGTCAAGCAAAGATGC